GAGATGGCGGCGATGATCAGGGAGATGCCTGGGATGATGCCCTTGTAGAGGAAGTCGCGGCGGCCTTGCTGGCGGGAGCGCTCCTCTTCGGACGCTTCCTCCTCCAGCTTCCTCACCGCCTCTTCCAGGTGGTCGACGCGCTGCTGCAGGAGACGCTTTTCTGCTTCGAAGTGATCGCGGGTAACGAAGCCGTCCAGGCGCTTCTTGACGTCGTTCAGCTCCTGCTTGATCTGCCCGTATGTCAGGTTGACGCGTTCGCGAGTGTTGTCCGAGTCACGCTCGATCAGCCGCCACAGCTCCCCGATGCTCTGGGGTTCGGTCGTCATGGGCGCAACTCCTAGGTGGGGGTGGGTCCTCACCCCTTGGCGGCAGCGCTCAGTGGTCCAGACAGGGCGAAGGCCCGGATTGCGGACGATCACAATCCGGGCCTTCACTGTGGGTGTTACTTCTTGCGCAGACCGTTGGCGACCTCGAAGGCGTACTGCCAGGTCTTCGGGCCGCACAGGCCGTCGGCCGGGCCGAGCGCCGACAGGTAGTGCTGCTGCAGTGCCTTGACCTTCTTCAGGTCGATGGATGACATCGTCTCGGACGGGCCGACGACGTACTCCGGGCCCCAGTTGCCCTTGTCGAGCCACTTCTGCAGCTGCAGGGCGTACTTGTTCCTCGCGCCGAGCCTGAAGTACTCACGGCCGGGGAAGGCCGGGCACTTCGGGGTGCTCGGGGTCGGCTTGCCCGGCGCGGGCGGAGTCGGCGGCTTGACGACGACCGGGGCCGACCAGCGCCAGGAGGCGACCGCCTTGCCTCCGCGCGGGTCGACAGGGTCGGCCGTGGGCGGGCAGACGCCGTCGGGGAAGTGCGGGGCGAAGTAGCCGACGACCTTGGTGGCGCGGCGGGCGGTGACGTGGGACCAGACGCCGTTGCCCTGCCCGTTGTCCTCGGACCCGGTCTGGATCGAGTTGCCGCCCTTGGTGTACACCCACGTCTCGTCGAAGCCGACCACCAGCTCCGTGTGGCCGCCGTTGGAGAAGTTGACCCAGGCGCCGACGCTCGGGTACTCGCTCCACTGGCCCTTCTGCTTGGCCCAGGCGGTCATGCCCGCGACGGACGCCGTCTTGGGGACGATCGCGTCGAGCTGGACGTCGTGGTACATGTCCCAGTCGAAGATCGCGCACCAGGCGACCCCGTCCCACCCATACTCCTTGCCGAAGATGGTGTGGTTGTCCCAGCCGTCGCGGCTGTTCCAGGTCTCGTAGATCTTCTCGGGTATGGACTGGACGTGGTCGACGAGGCGGCGCCAGTCGGGGGTTGTCTCGGTCACGGGTTCCTCCCGGAGGGTGGTGAGATCTCACCCCTTGGGCCGGAACCCGCGACCGAGACAGCAATCAGTGGCTGTGAGGTACCTGCAGGGCCCGCCAGATGGTCTCGTTGGGCACGCCGGTGTACGCGCCGCCCGGAGAGCCGCACGTCACGTGCCAGTTGCCCCACGCGGTGAGGTCGCCGGAGCCGATGTCGGCGGTCGGGGTGTAGCTGCCTGCGCCGACCGCGACCAGGCGCTGGGCTGCAGCCAGGACGAGCGGAGACGTCCGGCCGATGTCGAACCAGTCGGCGCCCGGGTATGGCGCGTAGGCCGCCGCTGTGCCGGAGGACGTCTTGAGCAGGGTGCCGTCGTCGACCCAGCCCGGGTCGGCGGTCACCATCGGGCTGCAGTACTTCGGGTAGCCGTAGCCGTAGACGTTGGTGTCGGAGCGGTTGCGCACCCGCAGGTAGACGCCGTCGCCCTCGGCCGCACCAGTGGTGTTTGAATTGCCTTCTATCGTCCAGATCTGAGTGGAGTTGTAGGCGTACACCAGGCCGGTGTGGTCACCGCCGTTGGTGCCCAGCATGACCTGCGCGCCGACCGCCGGGTACCAGCTCCACCGGTTCCAGGACTGGTAGGTGTTGATGACCTCCAGGCAGTCGGGGCTGTTGGGGATGATGCCGACATCACCGGCCCGGTAGGCCAGCCACAGCAGGAAGATGACGCACCAGGACTGGCCGTCGTACCCGGCCATCCCGGGCGTCTCCTTGGCGTACTTGTTCAGGTTCGACCAGGTGTTGGAGACATAGTCCTCCTGGTACTTGATGGCGGCTTCCTGCTGCCCGAGTTCGAACAGCGTCTGGGGCGCGATTGCGGCTACCACGGGGGCTCCAGGGGTCAGGACGGGTCGAGGATGCGCCAGCCGACCGTCGAGGTGTCGCTGGCCGACGTTGAGGTGACGGCGAACGAGGTGCCCGCCGTCCGCGCGGAGACGTACGGGGTGCCGACCGTGCCGCCCGGGGCCTGGGTGGTCAGCATGACGACGCTGCCCGCCCCGATCGCCGTGGTGTTCACGGTGGCCGTGCCGCCGACGAGGACGACCGTGCCCATACGGGCGCCAGTGCCGGTCGCGGGCACCACGGTGCGCCCGGCCAGCGTGACGGAGCCGTCGCCCTGGCCGAGGAGGTTGACGGTGCCGTTCAGGGCGTTCGGCTTGACCGCGATCAGGCCCAGCGCGGTGCCGTACGTGCCCGCGTCCGCCCTGAGGCAGGTGGTGGCGCCCGAGCCGGGCGACGCCTCCACGATGCCGCTGAGGATCGCGCCGGAGGTCGCGTTGGTGAGCCAGACGCTCGTACCGTCGGACGCCTCGGTGTAGAAGCCGCTGACGACCGTGCCGTTGCCGCCGTAGATGATCAGGCCGGTGGTGCACTGCTCGGCGCCGGAGCCGGTGATGTTGACGGCCAGGCAGTTGTCCAGCCGGTACCCGGCCGGAGTGTTGGAGGCGGAGCAGGCATTCAGGGTCGTGTAGGCCATGCCGTCGAGCCAGAAGCCGCCGGTGACGTTGCCTTCGGCGGAGCACGAGATCAGCGACGTCGAGGTACCGCCCAGGACGGTGTCCTGCGGAGAGCGCAGGTGGAAGCCGAGGCCGCCACAGGTCCGCACCCGCACGCGGTGCAGCGTGCTGGAAGCCAGCTCGTGGCAGAAGACACCGTCGCCGCCGAAGCTCTGGATGAGCATGTCCCGCAGGCTGATGTTCGCGGTCGACGGCGCGGAGAAGCGGGTGAAGCGCACGCCGGAGCCGTAGCCGCGCCCGGGGCCGGACAGCTGCAGCGCCTGCAGGGTGACGCCGCTGATGTCGGTGCCGGTGATGCAGTCCAGGGTCTGGTTGGTCGACTGCAGGATGGACACGCGGGCGCCCGCGCCGATCGCGTTGACGCCGCTGGCCCAGGTGAGCGTGGCGTTCAGGATGTAGCGGCCCGCCGGGAAGTACAGCGTGCCGCCCCCGGCCGCGCTGGCGGCGTTGATGGCGGCCTGGATCGCCGGGGCGTCGTCGGTGACGCCGTCGCCCTTGGCGTTGTACTTCTTGACGTTCAGCCAGTCCACCGCGAGCGAGGGCCGCGTCGCGCGCACCGGCGCAGTGGTTGGGCCGGTCGCCGTGGTGACGGTGGCGCCGATCGTGACGGCCGTGTTGGTGCCGTCGTCGTACAGGCCCTGCGCGTCGGCGTGGAGGTAGGCGATGTCGAGCTGGACGTTGGAGGCGCCGGACAGGCGGACGCCGTACTGGGGCGAGTTGGTGCCGCTGCCGTTGTCGTCCACGCCCGGGTAGCAGGTCAGTCCGCTGACCACGACCGGCATGGTGGAGCCGACCAGGGACAGGCCCGCGTAGTTCGCGCCGCCGGAGCCGCCGTTGCGGCCGTCGCGGCGGGTGACCAGCTCTCCGATGGTCAGCGGGCCGTTGCCGGTGGCGTCCACGCGCACGCCGTCCCAGCCGTTGCGGTCCGTGCTGCAGGCGGACATGACGGCGCCGCCGGAGCCCGCGCCGTTGCCCCAGGAGCCGGTGATGTAGTAGCCGTAGTTGCCGTTCCACTCCGAGCGGCAGCCCAGGAGGGTGGAGTTGGCGATGTTGTTGAGGATGAAGCCGGTCGCCCAGCAGCCGATGACCTGGCAGTCGTCCAGGGTGATGTCGGTCATGCGGTTGAGCAGCATGCCGTTGCCACGGCAGTTGTCGACCATGACCGAGTGCAGACGCCAGGAGTACGGGAAGACGTTGCTGACCCCGGCGGTGACGATGCCGTTGTTGGACATCTTCCGGATCGTCACGTTGCGCATGACGAGGTTCTGGACGTTCCCTGCGGCGTAGATGCCGTCGACCGGCTTGGTGCCGTCCAGCGTCGAGCCGTCGAGCATGATGTCCTGCAGCCGGTGCTCGGCCGCCAGACTGGAGTAGCCGCCGGTGGTCTGGTCCTGGTAGGTCAGCAGCGCGGTGCCCGTGAAGGAGGCCAGCGGCTGGATGTAGGACGGCGGGTCGGTCAGGCCCGGTCCGGACATCAGGCTGGCGTGCACGCCCTGCAGGACCACGCCCGGCTTCGGCTTCAGGGTGGCCGAGGTGCGGTAGACACCCGCCGGGAAGTAGACGATGCCGCCGGAGGGGCAGGCGTCGATCGCGGCCTGGATCGCGGCCCGGTCGTCGGTGGCGCCGTCGCCCTTGGCGCCGTAGAGCTTGTCCTTGACGTTGTACCAGGCCAGCGCGGAGCCGCCGAGCTGGGCGACGGTGGCGTAGTCCTGCGGGTTCACGCCGTCGGCCGCGCCGGTGATGCGCTGGCCGTTCAGGGGGATGCTGGCCGTCGGCAGTCCCACCTGGTGCAGCAGCGGCATCTGGTGGACGTGCTGGGCGTCGGCTGCCTTGCCGCTGGCCCCGGCCGCCCGGGTACCCAGGGCCTGGATATCGGTGTTGTCACCGCTGATCGGCGTGGCGCTCCCGCCGCCGGTGCCAAGGTTGGCAGGCAGCTGGTCCAGGGGGACGCGGCCGGAGCCGTCCAGGCCCGCGTACCCGTTGGGCAGGCCACGCGTGTTGACGGGCTGGAAGAAGATGCCCGGCGCGAGGGCCTCGGCCAGCCGGGGCGCGGTGGCCAGGTCGACCGTCCCGCCGTCGTACGGCACGGCGATGAAGTAGGTGGCCGTGGCCAGCCCGGACAGCGTCTCGGTCACCTCGTAGGTGCCGCCGCCCACCGGAAGCGTGTCGGGGTCGTTGGTGGCCTGGACGCTCAGGGATATCTTCCCCAGGGAGTCGAGCGTGGCCGTGTACGGCCGCCGGTCGGCGATCTCCCCGCTGTTGGTGAGCACGCCGACGAGCTGCAGCCGAACCGTTCCACTGCGGGGATTGCCCGAGCCGTCCGTGTAGGTCCGCGTGACAGGAACCAGCGTGAATGTCATACCTGCAGCTCCATGTTGATGTCGGCCTCCGTGATGTGGCGGCGCATGCCGAGGTGGCGCGGGCCCTGGTAAAGGCCGACGGCCTGCTTGCGCTCGATCGCCTCGGGGACCGGAACCTCGGCGTCGTCCTCGACGACCGGCTTGACCGGCACCTTGACCTTGGGCTGGTGCTCGTCGGCCAGGGCCTTCATCCGCTCGTGGTTCTGGAACAGACCCACCACGTCGTCCAGGCGCGGCCGGGGGTACGGGATCAGCGAGGACTGCTTGGGCATGTCACCGCGCGCCTCGTCGGACTCGTCGGGGCGCTGCTCTGCGCCGCCCTGGCTGCCGTCGACCGGCTCCGGCTCCATGCCGGGCTGGGCGACCCCGCCGTCCGGCGGCGTCGAGGTCAGGTCCTGCATGGTCGGCGCGAGCGTGGGCTGCGTGGTGACCGGGTCCATGCCGAGGATCGGGATCCGCGACGGCGCGGTCGGCATCGCGCTGGGGTCCTGGGACTCGTCCAGGGCGCGCGGCTCGAAGTCGGAGCGCAGGTCCTGGCCGATGGGCAGGCCCTTGTCCTTGAGCGCGACATAGATGGCCTTGCGGGTCTCCTGCTCGGCCACCGCCATCTCGACGGCCTCGTCGCGCGACTTCTCGATCTCCTCGTCGAAGTCGATGTTGATGTTGTGCAGCCGGGTCTTCATGCTGATCGGCACCCCGGCCTCGCGCAGGGCCTCGAAGAACTCGTTCTGCGCGGCCTCGTCCTGCAAGCTCATGGTCTTGAACTGCAGGTCGGGGATCAGCAGCTTCGGCTGCTCGACGATCCGGCCCTCGCCGGTCTCCTCGTCGATCTCGTAGATCTCCTCCATCTTCACGTACCGCTTGCCGTTGCGCTCTTCGTAGTCGAAGTGCTCCTGGGCCTCGGCGACGACGAGGGCCCGCTGGCGGTAGTGGGAGGAGATGAGGTTCTGGTAGTTGGTCAGCATCTGCGTGACCAGGTCGCGGTTGAGGGCGTCGGCCGCGTACGTCTCACCGGAGGACGCACCGGCGAGCATGGTCTTGGACAGGCCGAAGGTCTGCAGGACCCGGCCCTCGATCCGGTCGAAGTCTCCGGTCAGGTCGGGGATGTCCTCCTTGCCCAGCACCGACTCCATCTGGACCGCGAAGTGGGTCATGATGATGCGGAAGTCGCCCGCGAGGGCCGCGTCCACGGCCTCCTCGAAGTCGGCGAGGTCGTCCATGGTCGGGATCCACGGCACGTTCGTGCCGAGGTCGGACGCAGACGCGCCGAGCTTGGCGTGGATGAGCGGGGTGTACAGCCGGTCGGCGATGGAGTCGACGGCCGCGTTCAACATCTCTTCCTGCATGAGCGAACGCATCGCTCTGTACAGCAGCGGGATGCCCCGGGGGTTGAACGTGTCCGCCTCGAACTTGATCTGCCGCAGCAGGATGTTCGACACCGGCATGAGGGCGTTGTCGTCGGAGTAGTACGTCAGCTCCGGGTACGCCGTGATGAGCTTCTCGTACTCCCAGGCGGGCTGCCGGGTGCGGATCAGCTCCTTCATGCTCTGCGGGAGCCGGATCAGGAACCGGGGCTCGCGCAGGAACGGGCTCGGCTGCACCTCGACGTCGTCGGGGTTCAGCAGCTCCTCGTCGTCCCAGACACCGAGGTCCTCGTTGAAGGTGCCCAGCGGCCACGCCTCGCCGGTGGTCCAGTACTCCCGGCCCATCTTGACCAGGAACTTCTGGTAGTCCAGGCCGTCCTCGGAGAGGAAGTGGTCCGTGTAGAACTCCGTGAGCCGCTCGTCCTTGCACGTCATCTTCAGCCCGAGCAGCGGGTACTTCGAGTAGATGTCGACACAGGAGCCGACCAGCGGATGCGAGATGTAAAGAAGTCGGCAGTACGCCCGCATCTTCTGCATCTGCGCCGGGTCGTCGAACTGGAACGGGAGGTTGTTTTGTCTCCAATAAAACAGCGGGTCGCGCGGCCTGACCGTGGCGAAGTCCACCGAAGGACCGCCCGCACCGCCGCCGGTGAAGCCCGCCGCTGCCGTCTTCCGTTGGGCGACGCGCCGGTTGGCGCGCATCTCGGCCTCTTCGCCCGACTCGCTCGGCCGCGAGGAAAAGCGGCGGAACAAGCGGTCGATCCGTGACTGCTCGCCGTCGTAGTTCGGCTGGGCTCCGCCCCGCTGGCTTGCCATGAATCCTCCTGTGGTGGCTCACCCCTTGGGGGTGGGCGAGCCGCCACAGACAGGGCCGGTCAGGAGGAGGGGGTCTTCCGCCGCGTCTTCTTCACCGGCTCCGCCGGGGCTGCGTCGGCGTACCCGTATGACTGCAGCTGGGCCGCGCGGGCTTCCTGGCCTTCAGGCAGCTCCAGCACCTCACCGGAGGCGTAGACGACGCCGTCCAGCTCCAGCGTCACCAGGGCGCGCAGGGAGATCACTGCTGGCCTCCCAGGAGACCTGCGAGGTAGTCGACGTACGCGGCCCGCCCGAGCGTCCGGCCGCCGGACGCCCGGTAGACGGACTCCTTCTTCCCGAAAGGGTTCCCGCCGCCGGAGTCCTTGTCGTCCGAGCCGGAGTCGTCCGAGCCGCCACTGTCGGGCGCTGAGTCGCTTCCGTCGCTGCCCCCGCCGAACGGAGGCGCGCCGCCGCCGTCATCGCCGCCCTCGGGCCCCTCGGCGCCGGGCGGCATCGCGTTCGGATCGTTGGGGTCACCGCCGGGCGGCATCCCCGGCATGGACGGAGGCGGCATCCCCGGGATCTGCACCGGCATCCCGTCGATCGACTGCGGGAACGCCGAGAACATCGGCTGCACCCTCACCAGGAACGACTGATTGCAGAACGAGCACTCCGTGTTGCCGTCCGAGCGGCCGATGACCTGCCCCGATCCGCAGAACGGGCAGTGCGCGATCGTGATCCCGTCGCCGGACTGATGCGCCACCACTACGCGCAGCGTCATACCGCTCACCTCCACCCCCTACAGGTGGACCGGAGCCCCCGGACAGCACAGCGCCCCTCCTGAGAACAGCTCAAGAGGGGCGAGTGTGCCCGCGCGTGTGGATGTCGAATCGCGACAGGCGGTGGCCATGGGGCCTTCGGCTACGGTACCGGCTCCGGAACGGGCCGGGGGCCGGTTCCGTCGTACGGGAGAGCCAGTCCGGCGTCGATCAGCACCTGACCCAGGTCCTCGGCGCTGGACAGGACCGTCGCGAGGTAGCGACCGTACTTCTCCCGCTTGTCCTTCTGGGTCCGGACGGTGAACACCGGCCCATGCTTTTGGACCCAGTCCCGGACGAAAGCGGTGGCCTTGTCGCCGAGTTCGGTGCCGTGCTCGGCGGCGTTGATGCCGAGGAGGCGCACCCGCTGCCGGGTGAACATCCCGAACCCGAGGTCGACCTGCAGGTCCAGGGTGTCGCCGTCGACCACCTTCTCCACGGTGGCCTGGTAGATGAACACCTACTGACCTCCGAAGATGATGTGCGGGATGAACCAGGCCGTCAGGCCCAGCCAGGCGATGACGAAGGCCGCCTTGCCGGGCCGGGTGCTGGTGTGGAACCAGGTCCGAACCCGCTCGGAGAGCGTGTCGCCCAGCTTGCCGTTGAAGACGCCGTACATCTCGTAGGCGAACGCGGTGCCGAG